CCGTTACCGGCGAAGGTGGTCAGGATAGCTGGTCAACAGTTACAAGAAACCGTGGGCAACTTACATACGGCGATCAAACATTTGGACGTTTAGGCGGGTTTGGAAGTGGCGGGGAGCGAGAGTTTTCTGCGCCTCAAGAATACTTACAGCAATCAGACCCAGGCAGGTACGGTCTTGGGTACTCTGCTGCAGGCAAAGGGTGGACAGAGTTTGAGGTAGTCAAAGACGCTTCTGGGAAAGCGGTAATTGTTCCACGTTGGGGGTCAAGTAGTGACCTTGATCCCGGCTTAATTCAAATTTTAGGGCTTATAGCTGCGCCGCTTACAGGCGGGCTTTCCGCTGCTTTGGCAGGTGGCACTGCAACACTTGGCTCTACCATTGCAGCTAACGCACTGGTTCAAGGTACGCTTGGTGGTCTTGGTGCAGAAGCTCAAGGTGGCAGTTTTGGCTCTGGCTTTGGCAAAGGTGCAATTACAGGCGGTCTGACAGCAGGCATTGGGTCTCTTACAACACCGTTTGCAAACTCTATTGGTGCGGATGTATTGGCCGCTGGCGCTCCTCAATGGGTAGCTGACGCTGCTACAGCAGCAGTTCGCGCTGGAGCAGGCGCTCTTCCACAAGCAGTCATCTCCGGTAATTTTGGCAACGTCCTGACTTCTGCACTCACAGCAGGAGCCACATCAGGCATCACGGCTGGCCTGTCAGACCTGACCGGGTTTACACAACCTCAGATTAACGCTGCTGTAAACATCGCCCAAGGCGCTGCATCTGGTGACCTACAAAAGATTTTGGCCGGGGCAAGTGCGTTTACGGATAGCCCAATCCCTGGCCTTGCCTCCAAAGCGTTGACGCTGAAAACGGCGGTTGAATCTGGAGATCCGACAAGGATCATGTCGGCCATGCAGGGCTTTGGCTCTGCGATGGATGCGTACAACAACCAGCAAGCACGGGACAACAGCACCACAGACACAGGCGATGAGACTGACCGGCTTATAGCGCGATATGGCACTGCAGATGACGCAGTCATCAAGCAGATTGAGGCCATGTCTCCTGCGGCCCAGCTTCCATCTGCCACAACGCAAGATGTCGAAGAGGCAATCTACCAAGATGTACTGAGGCAAGCCCCGCCTGTTTACACATCTGAGCCGACCGAACGAGATGTCCAAGCTGCGATAGATGCGGACTTCATGCGTGAAGTTTCTGCGCTTACCACGCTTAACGCATCTGACTCCCCGACGCTGGATGACGCTATTAAGCGTGCGCAGGGTAAATATAGCCGGGTTATATGGGGTGGCACCGAACACAAACTAGGCACCGCGCCTGGGTACTTGGCTCCTGATGGAAAGTTGTACCCTAGTGAAGATGCTTTCCTTGCAAGCCTAACGCGCATTTCTGTACCGCAGATTCAGATTGCCACGCCTTCTGCGCAAGACCCGCGTGGACATGGGCTAAACATGGCAAAAGGAGCTAATCTTCTTCCGTCAGCACAAGATTCGCGTGGCCGTCGTCTTAACATTGCAGAAGGCGCAAACCTTCTTCCTGTGTCTAGAGCGGGTTCAACAGAGCCGTTTGTAAACCCTGATATTGACTTCTCTGCCGCCGCAACAGCATCGCAGGGAGTCCCGCTAGATCCTAATTACAAGCCTTCAACAACGATTGCAGATATTGGGCAGAACCTGCGTGATGTTCGTCAAACATTTAAGAATGTTTCCGACACAGGGGTTAGAGTAGGGCTTTCTCAGGGTGCTGGGACTGTTTCTCGTTTGGGGGAAATTGTTGGTTCTGCGTTTGGCACTGCGCCTGAGCGCTTTGAGGAACCAACAAGCGTTGATGAACTGACGGCAATGATGGGCACGCCGTTAAGTTCTGATGCTGCAGTAAGAGATGTTCAAAAAGAACTTTACGATTATCAAAAAGAACAATTAGCATCGTTACCAGATAGTTCTCAGCGGGCCGCTGCAGCGGGAGTAGCTTCTGCAGTTAATACTGGTGCAAGTTGGGCGCTTGGCGGGCCAATGCTTTCTGTTGCAAACGCAGCAGCTAATACCGCTAATTTGTCTTGGATGCAAGGCAAAGAAGCAGGTTTGACGGATAAAGAAAATGGCATGCGTTCAGCAGCCCTTGGGACTATTGAAGGCGTATTTGAATTAGCAGGTGTACCATTCATGAAGATGATTCTTCGTGAAGCTCCGGTAACTGGGTCTAAAGATGTTTTAATAGATTGGTTAAGTACAAAATTAAAAGGCACTGCTGGTGAGCATTTAATTGAGCAAGCGACGTTTGCCGCAAATCGTGCTGTAGATACCTACGCACCATTTGGTTTACCAACATCACAAGGTTATAAAGACGGGGCTATTGAAACTGGAATTGCTACCACTTTTGCTGTTTTTGGAAGTGGGGCAATTGCCAATTTTTACGGTACTCCCGGCCTTCAAACAGTTGCGACTCCAGCGGAACCAACTCCGATTGAGTTCCTTGGGTCAACACCTGCCACGCAGATTGTTCCAACAGAAGGAACTCCTCAGCAGCTAACGTACTCTCCCCCTACTCCGTCGCCTAGCCCGTTGGAATTGACGGGGCCCGCCCCTGCTGTTCCAGTGCCAGAGCCCGTGGGAACTGAATCTCAGCTTGGCTATGAAGAAGGTGTCAGGCCGACCGCGCAGCAGCAGTTAGAAGAAGCACTGTCTGGTGTGTACGAGCCACCTGCGCCGCCTGCTCCTGCGCCGTCTGTCCCGTCTGACACCACGGGCATCACGCCCGAGATGGTGGCGTTTATTGATGAGGACGGCTCCATCGTCACGTATGGTGACCTGGGTTTTGTCTCGCCCGTCCCGTCAGCAACTGCGCCGTCAGAAACTACGGCTCAGACAGCGCCAAGCACAGTAGCAGAAGCTCCACAGACGCTAGAGCAAGAAGCCACGTATGACCCGCTGCAAGATCTGTTTAATCAGATCCAACAGCAGGAACAGGCGTATCCGCTTGATGTTTACAGCGCACCCGCAGTGGCGACTCCTGCACCTGCACCATCTGAAGTCATTGACATTGCTCCCTCGCAGACTGCACTTGCCACCGCACCTGCACCAGCGCAAGATCTTCAGACAATCCTGAACCAAGCTGTTTACGGCGGTACGGGAGAACAAGAGCCCGCTACGACAAAACCAGATTTGTCCACGCCGGTAGCTGTCGATCCTGCAACTGGCGAGACATTGACGCTTGGTGATGTTCTCCCAGCAGACACTACCCAGGCTCCGTCACAGGCAGATCTAAGCACACCTATTGGTGTTGATCCCACTACGGGCGAAACGCTAACTTTGAGAGATGTACTGCCTACTCCGAGCCCTGCGCCCATTACTGCACCAGTTCCAAGTCCAGCGGTTGACTTGACCACCCCGGTAGCAACAAATCCTGTTACAGGTGAGACGCTGACTCTTGCAGATGTAACGCCCGCTGCGCCCGCTCCAGCACCCGCCGACACAACGGCCAAGACCCAGGCTCCGGCACCTGCTCCTACACCGGAACTTGACCTTACAACTCCTGTAGCTGTTGATCCGACAACTGGCGAAACATTGACGCTTGCGGATGTAACTCCTGCGGCACCTGCCCCGACAATCACTGAGGCTACTGCTCCAGTACCTAGTCCCGCTCCTGCTCCTGCGGAAGAAATAACTCAAGCGCCCGCGCCCAGTCCTGCTCCCGCAGAAGAAACGACAGAGGCTCCTGCTCCAACTCCCGCCGAAGAGGCTACCAAGACCGAAGCACCTAGCCCAGCACCTGCTCCGGCTGAAGTAACGGCACCTGCCCCCGCACCTGCCGAAGAAACAACCAAGACTGAAGCGCCCGCGCCTAGCCCTGCTCCGGCCCCCGCTGAAGAAACGGTTAAGACAGAAGCACCGGCTCCCGCTCCCACCGAAGTAACGGCACCGTCACCCGCGCCTGCACCTAGCCCTGCGCCTTCGCCTGCCCCAGCGCCTGCTCCGGCAGAAACAATTACTAAAACTGAAGCACCAGCGCCTGCACCCGCCGAAGCACCGGCTCCTGCTCCCGTACCAACTGAAGCACCTGCCCCGTCACCTGCTCCGGCGCCTACAGAGATAGCGGCTCCTGCACCTGCGCCGACCACTACAGAAGTGACGGCACCTGCGCCTGTTGCGGAAACAACCAAAACTGAGGCACCTGCCCCTGCTCCCGCGCCAACAATTACCGAAGAAGTTACGAGGACTGAAGCTCCCGCTCCAGCCTCGTTGCCGCCTTTTGTTGAAGAGCCCACAACAGAACAAGAGTTGTTAGATATTTTGGGTGAGCCGCCTGCTCCCCCTCCTCCTCCGCCATCAACAACAACTACAACTGCGGCAGAGTCGCCTGTTCCAGCGCCTACACCGGCACCTCCGGCTCCAACTCCAGCGCCGCCGCCTTCAACGGTTGTGACTGATGAAGAGCCGCCCGAAGAACCGCCTGCTCCTCCTGCTCCTACACCATCAGCGCCTACTCCACCGCCTGCGCCAACTCCTCCTCCTCCTCCGCCACCACCTCCTTCTGGCGTGGAAGAGCCTCCTGTTACCGAAGAAGAGTTGCGCGACATTGTGAGTGGACCTCCTTCTCCTCCGCCGCCACCTCCGCCGCCACCTCCGCCGCCACCAACGGTTAAACCACCTCCGCCGCCGCCAACGCCTCCGCCACCGCCACCGCCTCCAGCGGTTAAACCACCTCCGCCTAAGCCACCCGTGGTAAGGCCCCCTAGCCCTGCGCCGAAGCCTCAGGCACAATCGCCCCAGATGACTCCGGAGCTTGCCGCGTTTATGCAAGAACTGATGCGGACAGAAGAAGCGGACTTGGAAGCAATGACGATGGTGCGCAAAGAAGAGCGCGAAGAAAAGCGCAAAGGCGCTCGTGAAAAACTGAAATCTAGAAAGGCTTGATCATGCCCTACGAATTTGCTGATTACCCCGTTGACGACCCGGCTGACAACTACGTCCCGGATGAGCCTTCTGGGTATGTGCCCGGCAATGATTACAGTATTGACGACCCGGCAAACTATCCGAGGTCAGCGACAAATCCTGGGGGGTACGATCCAAGCGCTTCGTACAACCAGCCTTTGTCAAACTTATCGGGAGTTTTGGGTTCTTACAAAAAGCTCTTTGAAAAGATCAAATCAGGCAATGCGGGGGCTACTGAATACGCCGCTGCCGCTGGCATCCTTGGTTTGTTGATACCAAGCCTGAACCAGCCCAAGACCAAAGGCTGGAAGGGATCAATTGATCTCACCAAGCAGTACAACCGTGCTCCTATTGCACAGCCTGCGTTTACACCGTATGCGCAAAGCGCTTCTCCAGTGATGGGGCGGCAGTTCTTCAACACCACGTATGGTGCTGCGCCCGTTGCTCCTCCGCCAACTACGCCTGACCCGACAATCCCCGCACCTGGGGTTCCGCCCGTGGATTCGTCCGTTAACATTGCGACTGACGGAGGTGGTATGGCTCGTGGTGGCATTGCTTCGCTTCGTAGGTTTGATGCTGGCGGAGAAGTTAATCAGTCGCGTCCAGGCCCGCAGTTCTACGATTACCACGTAGGCGCAAACGCACGACTTGTCGATGTGCCAGGGATTAAATACCCTGTGCTGATGTTTTTTGATCTGCCAAACAACCGGGTTGTTGTCAGTGACGAAGGCTACTGGAACCCCACCGCTCCTATCGGCGAGGACCTGAACAAGGCTGTTGCTTGGGCGCGAGACCAAGGGCTCCAAGCGGGCGTTGTTGTGTCTCCGTACTCTTGGGACGCATTTGGTAAAGACGCTATTGGTGAAAAACTATCGGGGGCGGGGCCAAACGGAAACGACCTTAATCCGCATCCGCGTTTGACAGACCCCAGCGGAAACATGGTGCAGCCCGCATCTTTTGACCAATTAAAGGAGTACATGGATGCGGCTGACTTTGTGGTGACTGACCCGTACGTGGTTAGCGCACAAACTGCTACGCCGGGGGTTCAAGAAAAACTGATCCAGATCACTGGCATGATTGGTGATTACGCTCAGGAAACAAACAAGCATGCATGGCTGGTTCTTGGTGGTGGCGTGTCACCCGCAGGCACCGATCCAAACATGATTTACAACTACACGGACAGCTTGCTTGCTAACACAGCAAACAAATTTAATCAGGTGTCTGTGTATGAAAGTGAACGTGACAGTGGAGATACGGGAAATACTTGGGACTATCTAAAAGCAGCCGATATTTTTGCCAAGAACGGCATTCAGCCAACAGGTAATTACGGCTCTGCATTTGAGACACGACAGTCAATAGCGCCAACACCAGCGCTTAACTATGACATTAGCACATTAAAGGTTGGATCAGCACAAGACTTTTTGAACGGACCGAACCTCCAAGACCCTTCTAATTGGGGAAAGCAGACAGCGTATCTGGACCCCGCCTCGGCTCTTGCAAAGGCTATTTCTGAGCAGCAAACACCGCAGCAACAACCGCAACAACCTGCCGGGCTCACTGGGCTTGCTGGTTCGCTTCCTTCCGGCTGGTCGGGCTACGATGCCAGCCAAAAGATTGATTGGTACAACCAAAACCAAGTGACGCCTGATCAGTTGCTTGGTGCCGGTGCTGGGGTCACACAAGGCGACATTGACTGGATGAAGGGGCAGGGCTATCTGGGTTCTTACGGTCAACAAAATCCAGTGTTGACGGCAACGTCGCATTCGGATTATTTGCAGTCATTGATTGATCCACGCCGCACAATCCAAGAAGAAAGCACTCAAATGCCGCCTGTCGGTTTCCCTGTTACACAAACGGGGATCGCACAAGCAATGCCTCAACTTCCTATGCCGCAGCCTATGCCGCAGCCAATGCCGCAACCAGAGCCCCCGCGTTTTCCAATGCCGGAGTTTCAGCCTGATGAGGTCATGGCAGCGCAAGGCGGAATGATGGGCTATGCCCGTGGCGGCAGGGCTAACCGGCCTCGTTATCTGCGTGGCGAAACCGATGGCATGCAGGACAGAATCCCGAGTAACATCGACGGTGTGCAACCTGCCAAGCTCAGTCACGGTGAGTTCGTGATCCCTGCGGATGTGGTGTCCCATCTTGGGAATGGAAACTCTGACGCTGGAGCCAAGGTCTTGTACAAGATGATGGATCGTGTACGTCATGCCAGGACTGGCAACAAGAAGCAAGGCCGTCAGATCAACCCGGAGAAATTTACACCGGGCGGTATCGCTGGTTACGCTGGTGGTGGAGCAGTTGCGTTCCAGACTGGCGGGGTTACCGGATCTGTCAATCCTCAACAAGCAATCAGTAACGAGCAGAACATCTCTGAGTGGGCAGGTCCGTATGTAGGAGACATGCTTAGCAAAACTGCTGCGCTAACCAACACTCCGTACCAAGCCTACCAAGGACCGATGGTTGCGGGCACGGCTCCGCTACAGAGCAAGGTGTTCTCCGGGCTTCAAAGTTTGAACTTCCCCGGCCAACTGGGGCAGTCGTTTACAGCACAGGGCGCGTATCAACTTCCCAGCATGACGCCGGGTGGTATGACGGGGCAGGCAACAGGACCGACCGGCATCGCATCTCAGTACATGAACCCGTACCTGAGCGCAGTACTAACCCCACAACTGGATGAGCTTCGTCGGCAATCCCAGATCACGCAGATGGGCAACGCTGGCAAGTTGACTCAAGCCGGGGCGTTTGGTGGATCTCGTCAGGCCATCATGGATGCTGAGACGCAGAGGAACTTGTTGCAAGAACAGAACAAAGCCATCGGTACTGGGTACGCCAACGCCTACGACCGGGCGATGGGACAGTTCAACACTGAGCAAGGCCAAGCCAAGACTTTGGCTGACATGATGGCAGGTGCTGGACAACAGCAACGTGGCATTGAGCAAGAAGGCATCACCGCTCTGCAGAAACAGTACGAGACTGAGCTACTTGATCCGTACACCAAGCTGCGGTTCCAGAAGGAAATGCTTGGCGGCTTGCCGGTTGCAACGGCTTCCACCACTGCCAATCAATCCACGATGGGGCAGCTTGGTTCCGGGTTTGAGAACATTGGCAAGTTGATGAAAGAACTCGGCCTTTCCTGAGGAATAGATATGTACGCACAACAAGCCTCAATCGACCCAGCACTGGCCGCGCTGCTCCAAACGGCGCAGATGGTCACGCCTGATCAAACGCCCACTGTGGCCGCGCAAGTAGCTCAGGCCGCACAGCAGAAGATGCAACCTCAAGGGATTGCGCAAGGAATGCCGCAGGCACGGCAAGACTTTCAGCAGGCGATGCCGTCCATGATGCGCAACATGCAGCAGCAGCAGATGCAGCAGATGATTAAACAGGCCATGCAACCACAGCCTGCTGGGATTGAGGGCCTGCCCGCGCCCAACATGCAAAACATGGCTGAAGGTGGTGTTGTTGGGTTTGCTGGTGACGAATTTGGTTCGTATGTGTCAGATCCGGATGCCATAGCAATGGATGAGGTGCGGTCTGCAGAATTTCAACGCAAACGCCGAGAGGATTACCAACGGCAAAAAGCTGCAAACGAAGAGTACCGTGCAAACATTGCTCGTCAAAAACAAGAAGAACAGCAGCGTGCGCAAGTAGAATTTTTGGAACAGGCTCAAGCTGGTGGCGCAGCGGGTGAGGCCGCTGCAGCATTGCGCCGACAGATGACCACTTCGTCTCCGCAAGTAGATTTTCGGGATAGTAGATACCGCACGACGGAATTAAGAAAAGGCGAAGAAGGTGTTCTAGAAAAAATTGGCCCTGCGCTTCTTAATAAAAAGCCTGAAATACAATTTTTAACCTCGTCACCCGCACAAACCGCGCCTACAGGCGTAGCAGCATTGCCTGCGATCAAAGAGCCCGGTGGCATGGACAGGGATCGTATTGAAACTGCTGGTTCTGCATTTTTGACCCAAGCGGAAAAAGATATTGCTGCTGCACAGGCAATTGAGGCCCGTCGCAAGGAGACTATGAAATCTATGCCAGACCTCAACCAACGCGGCATTGCTGCGCTTGAGGCAGCAGAGCAAGAGCGCAAGCGTTTGCTAGGTATTGACCGTTCAGACGACTCACGCCGCCGTTGGGCAGGTGTGTTTCGCGGTTGGGGCGGGGACCGTGATGCGTATGACCGGATTGTTGGTGGCATTGCTAACAGAGATGCACTTGCAAACCAAGCACAACTTGGCTTTGAGCAGGCGCGTATTAAGGAAATGCAAGCCCAGCAAGCCCGTGCCTTGGGCGAGTTTGATCGTGAGCGCGCTCTTTTGAAAGAGTCTGCAGACATGAAGAACAAAGCCCGCGATGACATGCTTCGTGCTCAACAGATTACGGCGCAAGTTGAAAGTGGTGAACTGACTAGCCGCACCAATGTTTACGATGCGCAAATGCGAGCCAGAGATGCCGAACTTAACCGCGACGCACAGAGGAAACTGGAAGAGTACCGCCGTCAAACGCAGTTGATGAAGCCCAAAGAACAGGGTATGGTTGAGCGACTTGAGGCGTTAAAACTTAGCGAGATCACTGGCGGCAAGCCTGAGACTGCTACTGTCAAACAGAAGATTGAAGCCGCAGAATACGGGCTCAATGCCGTGAAGGGCGCTGGCAAGCCAGACAGAACTGTGCTGACGTATGACCAAGCCGCAGACAACGTAGCCAAATTCCTTGATACCCAAGCTGGGATCATGGAAATGGCGGCTATTAAGAGGCGGGCAAAAGACGCAGGGCAACCAGAGCCTTCAATTCAAGACATCAGATCCATTCTGATTCAGCGTGAGTTGCAGGGCGCAGGGTCGCGTTTTGCAGGTCAAGGTTCCCCAACTGGTGCTCCTCAAGGTACAGTAGACAAGAACAATCCTTTGCTGAAGTGAGGCGCTGATGCCAACGCTGTCGGAGATCCTGCGCGACCCGAATTACATCAACGCCAACGAAGCCACAAAGCGGGCTATCTTTGAGCGGCACGCACCGCTGGATCAAAACTACACGGGAGCCAATGAGGCTACTCAGTTTGCTATCCGGCAGCGGTTTGGAGTTGAGGGCTTTGGTGCGCCTGTAGCATCTCCTCCTCCCGAGAAACAAAGTGCATTCCGTCAGATTGCAGACGTACCGCTGGGCATAGCCAAGGGCGCGGTTCAGGGCGTTCGCATGATCGCGGACGCTTTTGGTGCTGGGTCTGACACATCCAAGACCATTAAATCTGCTGAGACGTATCTTGCAGATTTGATGTCTGCTCAGGCTAAGAACGACCAGCAAGAGATCGCCCGCATCATGAAGGATGCGGAAGACAAGGGTGTGCTGGATCAGGTCAAGGCCGGTATCAAAGCCTTTACCGTTGCTCCTATTGACACACTGAGCAGTGCTTTAGGAACTGCTGCGCCCGTCATCGCCGGTGCGCTGGGTGCAAAAGTTTTAGGCGCGGGTGCGTTGCTGACGACCGGGGTAAGTGCCTTGACTGGTGCTGGCATGGGTGCTGGCACTATTAAGGGTTCCATCTATGAGGAAACCAAGAACGCATTGAAGGAAGCCGGTGCTTCTGAGCAGGACGCCGAAGCACGGGCAAAACTTGCGCAAGAGTACGGCGGCAAGAACCTCGACCAAATTTTGTTGGGCACTGTGCTGGGTGGTGCTGCTGCTGTCGGCCCGCTGGAAAAGGGCGGTGCGGCAATTTTGGCCCGCAGGATTCTTGGCAAGACTGGTGCTGAAAGTACAGAGACCGTAGCAGGACAAGCGGCCAAGGGTGCCGTTCGCCGCCGTTTGGAAGCCGGTGCACTGGAAGCAGTGCCTGAAGCCATCCAGGCAGGGCAAGAGCAAGTAGCGACAAACATCGCTCTTCAACGTGAAGGGTTTGATGTACCTACGTTCCGTGGGGCAGTGAGTTCTGCTACGTTGGAGGGTCTTGCTGGTGCTGGACTTGGTGCTACGGTTGGTGGGGGTAAGCCTGCTGTTGCCCCCGAGGTGCCGCCTGCTGTCCCGCCTGTATCCCCACCGCCTGCTGCCGAGGTGCCGCCTGTTACGCCAGAGTCAGAAGCGCCACCCGTAGCAGAAGTACCTGCCGCACCTACATCCGTTACGCCTGAGTTCCTGACCGAGTTGGGTATTAAGCCCACGGCAGCAGTGGCAAAGCGCATCAAAGGAAAGTCATTTGATGATCCTGCGGTTGCTACGGAACTGGAAACCTACGCTAACAAGTACGCGACTGAAGAATCAAAGCCGAAGATTCTGGAGTTTGTTCAGAGCCTGAAGCCGCCTGTTGAAGCGCCGGTTGAGACTCCCGTTACTCCTGTTGCAGAGACACCTGTCACTCCGACTGTAGAGACGCCGGTAGCTGCAGCACCTCCAGTTCAGCCTGCTGTTACAACTACTGCGCCGTCTGCGCCGGAAACCCCGCCGCCGATGGCTACTCCTGAGGGAACAAAATTTACGTTTGAGACCGCAAAGGGCTCTCAGTATTTTGTTTTTGAAGACGGCACAACGCAGCGCAACAAGGCACCTCGGCCTGAGCATCCTAGCGATCAAGGTGTTAAAGAGCGGACGGCCCGCACAATCTATGTAGATGGTGACGCATCTCGCCTGAGTGCTGCCGGTGTTACCGGTATGGAAGGCGCTAGGGTCATCATTGATGATGACGGCACAGCATCGTTGGTTTGGAAGAACCCGCAGACGGGTGCGCTTGGATCTTCTGCTGTCAGTTCCAAGATTAAGTTTTACACCGAGCCTGCGGTTGGCCGTTCACCGCTTGAGCTTTGGAGTAGGACTGAAGTTGCGGGACGAGAAGGTTATTCCGGCATGCACGCCGGGAACAAGATCGTAAAGTTAGCTCCAATTGAGACGAAGGCTCCGGCAGTAGAGACTAAGCCTTCCGTAGCAGCGCCTGCTACTCCAGCACCCGCTGCGCCCAAAGCAGAAGCCCCCGCAGCACCTGCTGTAAAAGCCGCTGCGCCCAAAGCAGAAGCGCCTGCTGCGCCTGAAATTGCGCCATTGCAAGAGGCTTACAACAAAGCCAAATCTGCGCTAGATGCTATCGGACCAGAGCCTGCCAAGCCATCGCCTGAGAACCGCTACTTTGGTAGCAAAGGCAGAGAAGGCGCTGCGCCAGAATTGGTGCGTGCGTATGACGAGAAGGTCAAGGCATACAACAGTTGGAGGCGTAAATATTCCAAACTGAAGAAGGAAGAAGTAGAAGCATCCAATGTTTTGTTCCGTGCTAAGCAAGCACAAGAGCGCAAATCTCTTGGCGGTGAGCGTGCGCAAGTACAAGCCTTTGAGCAGACCCTACGCAACCTGCTGAACAAGTTTGGCCTGAAGGATGTGGGCCTGAAGATTCTGGACGGGATGACTGATTCCGGCTCCTATGCCGCGCAGATCATCAGAATTGCCGCTGATGCTGCCAACCCCGTTCGGACTCTGAGGCACGAGGCTATCCACGCCCTGCGAGAACTTGGCTTCTTCACTGATGCACAGTGGAAATCCCTGTCCAAGATGGCAAAGGACAAGTGGATTGACCAGTACCTCAAGCAAAGGAACGTAGACGGCAAACCACTGAAGGCAGGGGAAGAATCCCGGTATGACGCTTACATGCGTGAGTACAACGGGGACATGGAGAAGATCACCGAAGAAGCGGTGAGCGATGCCTTTGCTGACTTCGATGCCACGAAGCCGCCCGCTGGGATGCTTCAGGCTTTGCTCAAGCGGATGAAGGACTTGTTCCAGTCCATCAAATCTGCGCTTACTAAGGTTGAATCACCTGAGCAAATCTTTGGCAAGGTTGAGAAGGGTGAACTGAAGGAAGGAGCGGGCAAAGAAGCGGGCGAAGCAAAGAGCCTGCGTGACAGGGCTACCGCTAACTTCCGCCGCTGGTTTGGTGACAGCAAAGTAGTGGATGAGAAGGGTGAGCCGCTGGTTGTGTACCACGGGACTCGTTCTGATTTTTCTGTAATTGATACAAAGCAGACACAACGCCTTCCCGGATTTTGGGTTACGCCAGACCCCAATCTGGCATCTACTTATGCTGCTGAAGGGGTTGTTAATGCAAAAAGTTATCGCGCTGGCGCAAATGTGATGCCACTTTATGTCAGTCTTGAAAAGCCATATCGCTTTAATCCAAAGAAGGAATCATTTAATTCCGCGTGGGATAATTACCAAAAAGGAGACTTTGATGGCTTTATTGAAACGGGTAATGATACTAAAGGCGTCTCTACCATCAACGTAAAAAATGCCAACCAGATCAAATCTGCTACGGGAAACAACGGAGACTACAGCCTTACAAATGCTGACATCCGTAAGAGCATAGGTGGGCGCAACCCCGGAGAGCAGGCTATCTCCATCGTGAACCAGATGAAGATGGGCATCCCGCCAGCCAAGCCTACCTTTGGTCAGCAAACCATTGCCATCCTTAAAGGCGAACAGCAACTCCCAACCCTTGACCTGAAGACGGCCAAGGAAGTTGCGATGAAGTTCTCAGATACGTTTGAGAAGAACATCTTCTCTGCTGATGCCGCGTTTGAAAACGCAGTGCGGCGCGGCGTGAGAGAGGCGGTGAAGGACAACGATAAAGTTATCGGTCTTGTGCTTCAAGCGGGCCAGTCTCAAACGGTAAACATTGACAACGTGGTAAGCCGTGGGATTATCGAAGGGGCTTCTGAGTACAACGAAGACATGCAGAAGTGGCAGTCTGTTCAGAAGGAAGAAAATCTCAAGGCTCAAACCGCGAAGCTGGAAGAGATCTCCAAGAAGTACAACCTGCCGCTTGATGAAGTCAAGAGCGTTGCCCATGCGTACCTTGTGACCAAGCGCCTGCCGGGTATCTTGGAGCGCAACGCAAAATTTACGGCAGAGATTGACGCTGAGCAGAAAACCGCAAAGCCTGACCGCAAGAAGATTGAGGAGTTGAAAGCGCTGCTTGTTTATGTGTCTCCTACTCAACAGGCTCAGATGGAGCCAGGGCAGTCGCTGGTAAAGCTGATTCCGGAACTTGAGCAAGTCTCTGATATCTGGCAGGGCATGCGCAAGAACACCATCAAGACGATGGTGGATGGCGGTTTGCACACAAAAGAATACGCAGAGGCACTGCTGGACAACATTGACTATGTGCCTTACTACCGCGTGGAACAGCTTGAGGAAGATGCTGGCCCGCTGGAATTTTTGCGCGGGCTTCAGGTCAAAGCGAAGGAGCACAGGCTCAAGGGTTCTGATTCCCCGGTGAACGATGTCTTTGACAATCAGGTTCGCTGGATGCAGTACGCCATGAGCCGCACCATGCGGGCGCACAAGGCGCGGCAGATGATTGATGTTGCAAAGGACATCGACATCGGAGGCCGCAAGATGGCGGTGAAGGTCACGGAACAAGAGCGCGGAATGAACATCGTGCGCATCTACCGTGACGGCAAGCAAGAAATGTGGGATGTTGCTGATCCCAACTTCATTGATGCTTTCGCTGCTATCCAGAACGTCTCTATCCCGATGTTCAAGTGGGCGGCGAAGGCGGCAGAGATTCTGCGCAACACCGTTGTTCTGTACCCGCTGTTCTCTGTGGCTCAGGTGCCGCAGGACTCGTTCGCGGCGATGTTTACATCCGGCCTGAAGCCTCAGCACGCCTTGAAAATTCCTTACCTCGCGGTGCAGGAGTTCATCAAGACGATTGCCAAGACCAGTGCTACTCACAACGAACTGAAGAAGTTTGGCGTAGTGGGGGCACGGGACTTCTCTGCTGATGTCATGCGCAAAGACGCTGAGATTGAAGCGGGCTTGAAGCAACCCAAGGGAGTGTGGGGCAAGACCAAGGAAATCCTTGAGCACGTTGCTATGGCAGGGGATAACGCCGTCCGTCAAGCAACGTACATTGCTTCCAAGCAACAGGGTTTGTCTGAGAAGGAAGCTCTTGAGAAGGCGTTTGAAATCTTCAACGTCCGTCGCCGTGGAACCAGCAAGGCGCTAAATTTGGCGGGGCAGACGATCCCGTTCTTCTATGCGTACCTCGCCGCTCAGCGGGTGGCGTACAGAACTATCACTGGCGTAGGAACTTCACCGACCGAAAGGAAGGCGGCGCTTACAACCTTGGCAGCTACGTCGGCATCGGTCATGGTTCTGTCCATGATCTACGCCATGATGGTTGGGGATGACGAGGACTACGCAGAGACGCCTGCTGCGGTGCGGGACAGAACGCTGACCATCCCCGGCACTGGCGGTGTGCGGATTCCCCTGCGGCCTGACTTCTTCTTGTTCCCCAAAATTATCGCTGAGCATACTTACTTGATGCTCACTGACAAGGGATATCAGGATGGAGCTAAATTTAGGACATCCATGAAGGATGCCCTAGTGAATGCCACGCTCAGCCCGACTCCTATCCCTCAAATTGTGAAGCCCGCATTGGAAGTAGCCATCAACTACGACTTCTTCCAAGGTAAACCTCTTATCGGTACGTTTGAGAAGAACAAGGATTTGGAGCGTCAGTTCCGTGATACCACTTCTGAACTGGCAAAACTGTTCGGGCAAACAGGTATGGTGTCTCCGATTGCTGTGGACCACCTGATCCGTGGCATGCTTGGTTCGTTCGGTGGCTTGGTTCTGTTTGGGACCAATCAGTTCTTGCACTCTGACCCTGACGTTCCGAGGCCGGAGATGTCTGCTAATGAGATGCTGGCTGCTCTACCGGGAACCGCTGGCTTCCTGAAACGACCTCAAGAGTCTGCCCTGAAGAACGACTTCTTCGTACTCCGCGACGCAGTAGAGAAAGCGGCCAACACTTTCAACGACATCAAGACCCGCAGCCCCGAGGGGATTGAAGCGTTCTTGGAAGACGAGAAGAACGCCATCCGTCTAGGCATGGCTAAGGGTGTTGACAAAATTAACAGGCACTTGTCAGACATCCGTAGAAGGATGACCATCATCACGAACATGCCTGAGAGCCAGATGCCTGCTGATGAGAAAGCAGAGAACATCCGGGAACTGAGGGAACTGGAGCGTGAAATTTTGCGCTCAGTAAACGTCAAGGAACTGCGGGAGATGGCGAAGATTTAGCACGCTCGGGCTTGTTCATCTCTGCCATCATCTGCTTGTGTTTACGGGCATCGCCGCGCCAAAAGTATTGGATGTTCAGGTGCAGCACATGCGTAGATCCGATGCGCTCACCCCGCATGAGGAAGCCCTTCTCTACAAGAGTGGAGATGGACCGGCTGATGTGCGTGGCCGCGATGCCAAGGCGCTCTGACAAAGATTTCTGTGACACCAAAATTTGGTTGTCGTTCTTTGCCAAGCAGGCCAACGCAAGCAGGACGCGGCGGTCATAGCCCGTCAGGTCGGGGCTACAGATTGCGTCAAGTGATGCTTGGTTCAGTGCTACCCACATGGTGTACCCATTGGTTCTCTTAGGCTGTACGTTGACAAGTGTGCCTTCTATCTGCTCACCTGTGAATGCGTCGTACTGAACCACTCGTTTCTGCATGATGTGCCTTTACCATTGAATGGTCACAGCATACCATGAACTGTAAGTGCATACAGTACTTTTCCCTCTATAACCCTTTTTTTCCCTCTATATCTTTAACCCGGAGGAACAGCCGGAATGCAGGCCAGGGTGGAGTTCTTCGCACGCAGCTTTTCTTCCACTGCTGTGACACCCACGAACCCGCAGGCTTTGTAGTAGTTGTGTTCTTCTTCTGTTAGCCCTTTCCAGGGCATAGGTAGCCAGCGGGCTTCTTTATCTTCCTTTATCTCGGGTTGGATAATTGGCTGCTCTTGCGTAGCCTCTACTGTTTCAACCCAATGCTCAAAGGCTGCTTGGGATTTGTCTTCTGGCTGGGCTAGGGCGATGCGAATATCTTCCATGAAAAATGTGAGCAATTCGCGGTTGTCATACGCCTCCAGCGCCCGAAGGGCAGCAGTACGAAGATCAGTCATACATTCTCCTGATGGTTTCATTGAGTACGGTCATCTCATCCGTCTTGTGAACTGCCCACATCCTGGCCTGCCCGTGGATTCCGTTGAACTGACCCTGGTGGCAATCTTTGCACAGAGGAATGCAGGTCATGTGAAGTTGCTGCTTGATGTGGTGGGCATCTGAAGGCGGCGGCGCATCGCACACCCCGCACGGCATCTCTTTGATGCGGGCTATGTGCATGCGCTCTACGGCGGTCTTACTTTTGTGGTTCTTGCTGAACATCTTCCACCCACCTAAGAACACCAGACAGTGCTCTCATGATGTCAGACACATGCTGGTCTACGCCATCAAATTTGTTGTGTAGACACTTGTCCTCCAGTTGCTTGAGGTTTCTCTCAGCTACTTGGAGGTAGTAGGAGTAGTCGTGGAAGGGTGTCATGCTGCCCCCTTATCCATCATGTGCATAGCCTTACGCACGGCGTCAGTTAGGTTGAGCCATTCGTTCCAGTCCACTGCCTGGAAAAACTCCACCTTGACCGCTGCTTCGTCAACGGCCACCACTGTTGCAACGAGGCGGTCGTTCTCCTTGTTAACAATCTCGATGCGGGTTGGGGAAACGGATAGTTTCATGGGTTCACCTTCTGGCTAACGATCATCTTGTTAATAACATAAGCCCACAAAGCACCGCCAGCAATTTTGGCGACAAACTGCATGGCAACAATGTGCGGCATCAGAACACCGAATGCCAGCGTTGGGAAGACCAGGGAGTCAACTGCCGCCCCGGCAACATTGGACCCGTTGGCACGGAAGAGCCATGAACCTTTGAGTTTTGCAAACGTGGCCCAGTCCACCAATGCTGCGGCAGAGAAAGCACAAGCTGATGCAATGGCGATCTTGCCTGCTGCAGGGTTGAGCGCAAAAGTTATCAGTCCGGTTGCCAAAATTAGACCAAGCATCTGCCACGCCTTGAGACGGACATGAAGCCAATCACGCAGGGCAAGATCAAGGCCGATCAGAAGAAAGGCGTTGATAGGACTTACGCTTGGGCCGAACGCAGCGACAGACAGGTTGGCAAGAACCATTGCCGATGCGTAGATGGAGATTGCAGTTAGAAGCATAGTTGTTCCTGAAGAGGGTTTTCTTTCCACTCAGATGGTGGGTTGGTTGAGTCAATGCGCTTTGCCATGCAACCGGCGCATTCTTTCTTTTCTGCGTGATGCAGGGCTACGTTGGTGGAATCTGCGCTGGCTAGGGGCCACGGGCCTGAAGATTGACCGAGCATTCTCATGCCGTGAACCCACGGAAGTTGCCTCCCGTATCGCTTTGACAGGGCGTTGAATGCCTCGTCCATGCGACTGCACCACAGATCAGTTCCGATCTGCCAGTACATGCCTGCGCTTCCAAAGCACACCTTGCCCCAGTCATCACAAAGTTCCAGCAGGTAATCAATCGGAAGCCCGAGGTGCCACACAGGGATGCCAAGATCTTTCCTGAACGGCCAAGTCTTGACCATCTCTCGTTGTTGCTCCACTGTTCCGTCAATCACATCTGGCACCACTCCCCAGTTCGGGTGAGTAAGAAGTGGCTCTACCCAGGCGTAGAAACCGTGAAGGTCAAACGGTTTGCCAAGCGTCTTGCAAGAGAAGGCTCCGTTGTCAAGCATCAGAGATTGGCCCAATCTTTTGCACCGATCAAGGGAATCCGGGCGGGCAAAACTTATGCAGAAGTGCTTACCGCCCATAGTCTCCAGCGCCTTGATGGGCGTGATTGGAGTCCCGTGATAGTGAATCACGCGTTCACCTTCTGGCTAACGATCATCTTCTCCAGTTCACCTACCAAGTGAGCCGCTATGGTTACCCCATCTACACCGATAGACTGGCACCACTGATCCTGCTCAACATGGGAGATCATGTCTCTGACTGCTTTGTTGTAGCCGCCGTTGAAGGAGTCATCACCTTCGATGATCATGGTGATGGCATCCCGAACCAAGGCCGATGCCTTGCGGCTACCAGCGGCCTCCTTTAGTTTGTTGTAGATGTCCTCCCTCAAGTGGACCGAGTAAGGAACTAGCCTTTTTTCCATGCTTGGAACTCCATGTTAATTTGACGCAGCTTCGCAGCAGCCGCTTGGTTGGTAGCCAGTTCCCGGCGCGATTCGATCTCGCAGTGAGCCTTGATCCATGACGTAGCCTCGTCCTCGTCGGCATCAAAGATGTGCCCCTCACCCAGCAGCCACCGCTGGAACTCTGGGTTACGAGGAAGCATCCCGGCCAGCTTGACTACCTCAGAGAAGTTATCCCGGTTCAGGGGCTTCTCGTCGTCACCAAGCCTGACCATGACCACCTGATACCGAGCGCCCACGAAGTCACGAAGCAGGGCCTCGGGCACCTCGTCAGGATGAACGCGGAGGGTCAGGATGTAACCCTCCTTGTCCTGTTTAAGGGCGACCTTGATCGCCTCGTATTGAAGGGTGTCCATGTCAGAAGGGGAGGTCGTTGTCAAAGTCGTCTGACTTTTTCGGCTTGGCTTCTTCCCGCTTGCCCTGCAGAGCAACCTCGTTCACCCGCACGTTCATGGCCCTCTTGGTATTCCCATCCTTGTCGGTCCACTCCCGCTCGGAGACAGAACCAGACACCGCTACCGCTTGGCCTTTGGTCAGGTACTGAGCAAGAGACTCAGCACGCTTGCCGAAGAGTTGGCAGTTCCACCAAATTGTGGGCTTGTCCCGCCCAGCAGAATCTGCCACGGAGAAGTTCAGAACTGCGTCCCCATTGGCAAGGTACTTCAGTTCGGCGTCACGGCCCAGAGAGCCAGCTACTGTGATTGAGTTCATTGGAAAGAATCCTTCTTGGTTTTGAATGCTTCCAGCAGATCCATGTAGCTGCCGTTGTTCAGTGCCTTCACCTTCTCAAACACGGCCTTGTTGACCTTAAAGATCTCCATGACGTCAGATTGAGAAGCGGCCTGCTCCAGGCAAACAACCACCGCCTCGGCAACAATATTTATGAAGTCCGTAGGCGTAGCATCGGGCTTGGTCGTGACGTTCATCTGCCAGCGACCGGGCTTGCCTTCCACCTTAGCCGGAACCTTGGGAGGTTCAGCGGGCTTATCGGCGGTCTTCTTTGGGTCAGAATCAACCATCGGCAGATCTTCACCAGCGTACAAATTTAGACCCAAGCCGTGTAGAGCGAGACACTTGGTCATGCAGCGCATGATGGCGGTGTTCACTTGGAACGCATCCGGGTTAGGGATAGGCTTGTTCCGATGGTCCATGACCGGCAGGAAACAGGTCATCTCCTTACCGAACAGCGTGGTACGCACCCACACCATAGCGGTGCCGTTGATGTCCATGTACGGAACGGTAGTCGCATCCGCCCGCTGGAATGTATCCACATGGAACTTGGCCGTAGGATCGGCCTTCAATGCCTCTGCCCAGGCCCACGCCCAAGAGAGGTATGAGAGGCCGTTCTTCTTCTCAACGTGATCCTGTACGTTGAGTTCTAGTAGGCTTTTAATCATGCTGCTTTCTCAATTGGCTCAAAGAATACGGGCTTCTTACCCGGCTTGCGTCCAGGCTTCTTGGCGGGACGGCCTGCCTTGGTGAGACGGACAGTTCCAACAGGCGCAACGGTTACGGTCGTTACCGGCTTGGCTTCCATCTTCGCCAGAATTTTGGCGGCAGTCTCTTGCACTGCGTGGATAACAAACTTCACTTCGGTTTCAGTCAGGTTGATCAACACTTTGGTTCTCCTTCAGGTATGTCTGATGTTGGCTGCAAAATTTAGAAACTTGGCAGTAGGACTTGCAGCGCGTCCTCTCGCCGGGGCGATGCTCAATGAAGTAACCCTTCGTCAAGTTCACCTCCGCTTCTTCCTTCGTGGAGTGAACTGACTTCGCTCTTACACCTCCTTCTTTTTTGATAGCCCAGGTGCTGGGCTTCTCCCACATCTCATCGGGTGAGCACTCAGGCAAAGTACCCTCTGTGTCTGCCTCAAACATGGCCGATGAATGCGCGGTCAGGCGGGCTTGGATGAACGCTTCCCTTTCCTCTGGCGACCACAATTTAATGGGGATGGTGACGATGGGAGCTTGTGGATAAGTTTCCTTCTGCGCTTCACGGGCCGACCAGTCGCGGATGATCGCAACAATTGATAGGCCGGTGACGGGGATCTTCTTCACCTTCTCCACCAGATGGGCGTAAATATTTAGCTGGTGCGTCCAGTCGGCTTTCTCGTTCATCACCGCCCAGGCGCTGGTGGTTTTGTAGTCGCTGATCTCAATCCCATCGGGCGTGACGGTCTGCAGATCAATAGCCCCAGACAGAACCCAGCCTGAGAACTCTGCGAACAGGCGCTCTTCGATGATGTGGTTGTCGCCCTTGCCGTGCTCCAAGATATGGTGGATGGCCGAGCCGAACAGTTGCCACACCATTTCGCTGGCGTCTTGCTCAATGTCTTCCCAGTGCTTGCGCTTGAGTTGAACAATGCGAGGGCTGTTCAGCAGTTCTGTACATGAGATGTGTGCATCGCCCTTGCTGTATGTGGGGCGGTGGAGGGCGTTGAGTACCGACTCGGGCAAGTGGTGGTTGTTGGTAATTTTCATGAATTGCGCTCCATTAAAGAAGTAAGCAGATTTGCGGATTTCCTATGTGACTCAAACAGGTTTTGGTAATACTTAAACAACAACACTTCTCTGCTGTTGATCCCATATTCTTTTTCCATCCTGCTTGCAATTAGCCCAAGAGTATCGGAAAAATGTTTACGCTCATCATCCCGCACCAGAGCAGCGAAGCGCTCAACAGCAGCAATGCGTTCGTCACTTGTCATCCACAAGTCAGCCTCTTTGGCCCAGCGTAGGATGTCGTTCACTTCAGAACTCCTCTCCAAGGAAGGGATTGGTTGGGGGCGAGTCCGTTGGTTGGTGACGTTCCGTATGCCTGGGCAAGATTAGCGCGGGGTTCACCCATGTACCAGAACTCCCCGTCCCAATAGCAATACTGCGACTGCGTGGCTTTGCCGTATGTGTACTCCCGCTGGTACACGCCCTTGCGAACGGGCTTGGCTGAGCCAGGGAACCAATCAGTGAGGTTCATGCAAAAGTTCTCCTTCCTCAATTGAGAAAGTCAGATTCCACATATGCTGGTACACAGGCTGTACCCGCAGCCAAGCCCAGAACGTATCCTGTGCTTCTGAGATGGAATTTGCAGTAACCACAACTGTGCCCTTTGCAATGTTCCCGGAACTGGACCAATCTACGATGTATGCCTTCATGCTCCCTCCGCTTTGGCGGGGTTCACTCTGCGCGCTCATGACTTCACCTTCATCTGCTTGATACGCTTGGCCCTGAGATCAGGCTCAAGATCCATGATCAAATCCCAAACCAACACCTGGGCAACGCCAAATTTCACGGCCCACTGCTCCCCCGATGGGAGAGTGTCAAAATTCTTGTTGTACTTCCGAGCCTGTCGTTCGATGTATGCTTCAACTTCATCTGTTTTGATGTGCATGATGTGTTCTCCTGTGTGATGTATTGGACCTGAACCTATCAGGTATGTCAACTAGGGGTTTACCCTATGAGAAGAGTTGCAAGGCGAGATGCCAATGAGAGAAGGGTGATCGACGCTCTACGGGCCTGTGGGGCTTACGTGAAGCAGATCAACGACGAGGGGGCCTTTGATCTTCTTGTTTCCTACCGTGGGCACACGCTTTTGCTTGAGGTGAAGGACGGAGACAAGCCGCCCTCGGCCCGAGCGCTTACGCCAGGAGAAGCTAAATTTCACGCTGAGTGGCCTGGACAAAATTTGTACATCGTCAACTCAGAGCATGAAGCGCTGGACATCCTGAAGCGTTGTGTGTAGCATAGGGATGCCACGGTCCTCCACTGTGGTTCTCCTGATCGGGCGTGTGCCCGTTGAGCCCTGGGTGTCCGGGGCTCTTTTTTTACATCAGGGCTTCTCCGGCATCAGCAGCCTGGGCATACGCGGATTGACGCGGGGCAGTGTTGACAACACATCCTCCTTCTTTATAGGAGTAGAGGAAAGGCCAACAATTCTTTCCTCCGTGTTGAACCTGTGCAGGTTCGCACACTGGTAGCGACGGCGGCGCGACCCATCTCTCCTGAGCACTGACTCCAGAACAGACGTCCATGTTCCGCACTGAGGACATTTCATTCTCCTTCTTTCTCCACAAAATCCCCATTAGGACACGGACCATGCCCGGTCCACGGGCCGATCCACATTTGCCGCCCTGCAGCGGGATGCACAGGATTTATGTGCATGTTCCTTGCGCATTGTTTGCACTGCTCAAGCAACGGGTTGCTCTCACAGCGGGCGAAGTCTTGGGGTAGGTAGTTCATTTCTTCCCCCTTATAAGACTGACATCTGGCTGGATTGCGTACATCTCTACTTCATCCATGCCTTTCACAAATCGTCCTGCGCTGGTTACCCAGCAATCTCCTTGAGGAAGACCCTCATACCAGCAAGCGGTATGGATTCTGTCTAGCCCTTTCCACAGAACAATGCACTTTGATCCGTGTGGGGGCGCAGCCCCAGACAGCCATGTAAGCACGGTTTCGGTCATGCCTGCCCCCTTGCTCTGATTGCTGCGGCGCATTCCTGCGCAATTAGCTTTCCCGCTCCGGTGGTGGGTCGCTCTGCTGCAAGTTCCTCGCACAATCTAGCGCAGGCTTCGCGTTCTATAGCCACAACTTGTGCGAGGCTTTCAATCGCTGCTTGCTTCGCGTCTTCCACACCTCTGTCATAACTTTCCATGAGCAACTTGGTCAATTCTTCTTTCGCGTTCATTCCTGCCCCCTTGCTCTGATTGCTGCTTCAATTTCAATACTGCCGCCGTGAAAAGCCACAAGGTCTATGCACTCCAGCGCAAATCGTTCGCGCTCGGCAGCGGCGACAAGATCGGCAAATCGAGCAAGTTCTTTGGTCCAGTACCCATCGGAAAAATATATGTTGTTTCCGTCTGCGGGGTCATGCTCAAACCCTGCCTCTATTGCAAAGCGGATAAGTTCGTCATTCATGTGTTCCCCCTTGCTCTGATTGCGGCGGCGCATTCATCTGCATAAAACCCCTCCCATCCATCTGCAATGCATCTTGCGTCACACACCTTAGCGCAGGCCTCGCGCTCCTGCGCGGCGACAAGGGCGGCGAAGCGTTCAAGCAGGTCCGGCTCTCCTTCATATCCAGCAATCATTCCGCTTTCATACGCCATCTCCATTACTTCTTCGCGGGTCATGTGTTCCCCCTTGCTCTGATTGCTGCGGCGCACCTACGCGCCTCCATGTCTTCCCGATTGTTGTCGCCCATGTAGCGGGCGTCGCATACCTTCGCGCAGGCTTCTCGTTCAGCCAAAGCCACTTGTGCGGCAAAGCGTTCAGAGTCATCAATTAACCACTGTTTACACGCCTCGCGCTCAGCAGCGAGCAGCGCGTTGACGCCCTCAAGCGTGAACAGGTATTCGACTTCGGCGTTCTGCTCTTGCACGGGCTTGCCGTGCTGGCGTGCCAGATTGATGATGTCGTCGCGGCTCATACCTTCTTCTCCGCCCGTGCGATGGCGGCGCACGCTTTCGCTTCCGTGCGATACGCATCCATTGAACCTGTGTTAGCCAGCATTTGACCGACATATGGCAGGCACTCCCTCAACGCCTCCAGCAGTACGGCGTTCACCGAATGAAGGCGGCGCAGTTCGGCGGCGGCTTCATCGTGATGTGCTTTACTTCTCAGGTCGCCTTCAAGCTGATCAGCCAGCCGCAGGGCGGTAGGTTGTTCAGTCATGTGTTCTCCTTTATGCTGTTTGCCGCCTGAGCGGCCTATTTCACGCGCATACGACATCTGATCGTCAATCATTGAATCAAAGTCTTCGGGCTTGGCACCCATCATTGCTGCCTCTGATTCCGGCCATCCGCCTTGCGCGCGCAGCCAGCGGTAACGCTCGGCATCCTTGCGCAGCGTTTCAAGTTCCGTCTTGGCACGCCCCTCCGAGTACAGCATCTGGTACGTGGTTATAGACGACTTGTCAATCTCCTCCATTCGTTCTTGAGTCTTTCGCACAATGGCGGCTATCATCTTTTCATACATTTTTTCGCTCCGGTTGTGTTTTCCTTGATGCCATGCGCGGCCTCGATGGCGCGGGCAAATTCCCGATGTTCCCAGTCTGCGCTCATAGGCTCACGCCATAGGCGATCAAGCTCCTCGTTGCTCAGGGGCTCGCGGCGGGGTGGGTGGGTGAAGAGCTTCATGGCAATCTGAGGAAACCCACCAAGCCATCTGACTTTCACACCATACTGTCCCGGCTCCGTCACCGACGACACAATCGCCGCCGGCTCGGCCTGCTCCGGCTGCGCCAGCGCGGCCCGTGCTTGCCATCCCTCCCATGCCCAATAAGCTGGTGAATCCTCGCGGAATGGATTGGTTTGCGTCAGACGATCTGCATCCCACCAGTCGTTGAACTCCTTGGGGATGTCTGCCCATTCAACTTGCATGTTCCCGCAATCTGTTTCGGGAACATCCTGCTCCGGCTGCTCCCGCTTCTGCTCGATCGCAGCCCACCAACCCGCGCAGTAGGCGATCTTTTCGGCCTCGGTCTGGGCTTCTGGTGGGGGCTTCTGCTGCTCCAGCGCGGCGCGGAGGGCGTCCTTAGCATCGTAGAACACGCCAGCGTCTTCTGGGTACTGGTCCGGCGAACTGTTCTCCAACGCCTCCAGCGCCTGCTGCACCGTGGCGCGGGGCAGGGTAATTGTGTCAGTCATTTCATGCTCCTTCCTATCTCAGCCGCAGCCCTGACGATGGCGCGGCGGGTGGCGGCGTTAGCGTCCTCTTTGTTGTACTCAATGAACACTTCCTTTTGCGTAAATTCTTGCCCGCAAATAGCCACCTCGTCATATGAACAATTTACGGTTAGCCGCAACTTCACCGCCAACTCAAAGGCATCACCAGAATCTGTGAGGGGGTTCCATTTGAAGCCGCGATGGTCAACGCATACGCAGTCGGTGCCTCGTTCAACAACCATGTCGTGATAGATGCGAACCTCAATCTCAGCCGCTTTTGCAGCGGCCTCCAGCAGTTCACGATCTGTCATACCAACACCCCCACAACGAACGCAATCACGCCGACAAGGACAACAACGCACAGCCCCAGCACCACCAGGGTGCCCAAGGATTCAGGGGCGTCATCAACGCCGATTTCAGTTGCCGCCTCGGCGGCCTCGGGGTAGCGGCCCTGCTGGTCACACCCCTTGGGCAGCCGACGGACGGTCGGCTCGGTGCCGTCGTTGAAGAGGTAGGTTTCTTCTTTCATGCTTCCTCCGATTTGTTAAGGTGAACTAACACTTGCTCCACATTGCGTAGTGCAAAGCCTACAGACCATGCTGCCCACGCAGCGTTCCGGTTATGTTCTTTCCACAGCAAATCACTCACGGCATCAGCAGTTTGGCGAGTACGCTCTTCGCACATCTGCTTCCACGCAGGGCCGTAGCCCCTCTTGTCAGCGAATGGCTGATGCGCCTCAAGCCTCTCCCACATTTCGTCAAGTGTCATTGTTTTCCTCCGGCTTAAAGATGCGGTCGTACAACGCACGGGTCGGGTTGTGCTCATGCTTCAGCATGTTCAAAGCTCTCCACCCATTGTTGTTTTTCTTGAACAGCATCAATGGATGGACTGCACGCCCAGAATTAACGTAGTGAAGGAACGACTCACACGCCAGCTTTTGGGTTGCGCAGTCACGCTGTTTAGGGCAGGCGTATCCCGTACAGGGCGGAGCGGAAGCACTTGCAAGTGCTTCGCACAGTTCACGGCTCATTGCTGCCCCTTCTGTTGAAGCATCAACTGTTCTTTAGTTCTTGGTTGCCCAACCAACCACTTGTCCCCCAGGCGCTCAACCGCCCGGAGCCACTTGCGGGCGTTAGAACGGTTCGTTTGCTTGTCCACATGGCGCACGTTCCACAACCTCAGTGCGTGCTTGGCTAGTTGCATCTTGGTCACGTTGTTCTCCTGATAAAAATTTGGCACACTCCGGTAGAGCACAGAAATGACCGCAGTTGATCCCAGCATGAATGTGATCCTGCAGCACAGCGATGCGCTCTCTCAGCATCCTGTTCTCTTCAATCAAGTTCATCTTGCACCTCCAGAACCCCCATGGTACACTGAACCTGCCTGATGACAACTAGGGGTTTCTACCAGTTGCATTGAGACAACAGGATCAGACAATGAACGAGCAGATGAAGCATCTGGTGGCAGCGTTGTACCAGCACAGTGCGTTGGTGCCAGCGGTGCAGGTGCCGAGTGAAGTGTTCCGCCGTCTAGTTGAGGTGGCAATGAAGCGGCCTGCCGAGGTGGAGGACGCAGTGATCATCAACAAGGAAACCCAGTGAAAAAACTTAACATCAACAGCATCATCATTGACAAGGGCACCCAGAGCAGGGCCGCGATCAGCGAGGACACCGTTACCGACTACGCCGAAGCTATGTCAGCGGGCGACGAGTTCCCGCCTGTCATCACGTTCTTCGACGGGGTTGAATATTACTTGGCCGATGGCTTCCACAGGTTGCATGCCGTCAAGCGCTTGGGAAAGACCTCCATCCAAGCCGATGTGCGTACCGGAACTTTGAGGGATGCCATCCTGTACAGCCTGGGCGCGAACCGGGACCACGGCCTGCGTCGGAGCAATGCCGACAAACGCAAGTGCGTTCAAACTTTGCTGGATGACTTTGAGTGGGGCGACCTCAGTGTGAACGAGATGGCCCGCATCTGTGGCGTTTCACCCCAGCTTGTAACTGCTGTCAAGTTGGAGATGGACGGTGGCGAGAAGGTCAGCACCGTTAAAACTAACGCTCCGAAGAAGCCCGCCAAGTTGAACAACGTGGTTGAAGCCCCGTTGGAACCGACAAATTTAGCGCCCGAGCGGGACGAAGCGGTGCAAGAACTGGTGGCCGAGAACCAGCGCCTGAGCGACCGGCTTGCGGTGGAAGCAATGGAAGCAAGCGAGGAGGAGAAGCAAGCGGCAGGCGAAACCATCTCAGAACTGCGGGAGCAGATCCGCATCTTGGAGATTGAGAACCAGTCTCTGAAGATCAGCCGGGACACCTTCCAGCGGGAGAACGCTGAACTGAAGAAGACCGTGGCATCCCTGCAGCGCAAGCTGAAGAAGGAAGAGTAACCCACAGCCCACGCTGGCGGGCTTGTATGCCAGCAGGAGAACACATGCTAGAACTACGCGACTACCAAGACGCAGCGTTAGATATGCTGCGCGAGGCTTTCAAAGACGGGCACAAAGCGATCCTTCTGTACCTTGCCACAGGTGGTGGGAAAACAGAGATCGCTATCGCCATGCTTGAAGCCTGCCGGGCCAAAGGCACCCGAGCGGCGATGCTGCTTGACCGGATCGTTCTGTGCGATCAAACATCCCAGCGCCTGGACAAGTACAAAATTGACCACGGGGTTCTCCAGTCTGGACACTGGAGATATCGGCCACATGAACTGATTCAAGTCTGTTCGGCGCAGACAATCGAGAAGCGCGGAGAGTTCCCCGGCCTCTCCCTTCTCATCATCGACGAAGCTCATAATTCCCGTGCTGCTACGTTGGAGTTCATCAAGAATAACCCGCATGTAAAAGTCATCGGGCTTACAGCGACACCCTTCACGAAGGGGCTCGGCGCTACATATTCCCATGTCGTATCCCCCATTACCACGAAGAAACTGGTAGAGGCTGGCTCTCTCGTTCCCCTCCGCGTGTTCATCGCCAAGGAGATTGACATGGAAGGGGCCAAGAAAGTAGCTGGGGAATGGTCACAGGATGAAGTTACCTCACGCGGCAAGAAGATCACGGGAGATATTGTTGCTGAGTGGGTGAAGAAAACCCATGAAGTATTCGGCAAGCCCGAGAAAACTATCGTGTTTTGTGCGGGGGTAGATCATGGTATTGATTTACAACAGAAGTTCCAAGAGCAGGGATATAACTTTGTATCAATATCCTACCGTGATGATAATGATTTCAAGCGGGATATTATTGATGACTTCAATAAACCAGATTCAGATATTGTCGGGTTAATTGCTACGGATATCCTTACCAAGGGTTTCGACAGTCCTGCTGTAAAGATTGGAGTATCTGCGCGGCCATTCAGTAAATCATTGTCGTCACATATCCAGCAAATGGGTAGAGTGATGCGGACACACCCTGGAAAAACTTTCGGGTTGTGGCTTGACCATTCGGGCAATTACCTCCGGTTCAGAGAAGACTGGGAGGATGTATTTGAAAACGGTGTAAGTGAACTGGAGGACGGCAAGGAGAAGACCAAGCAGGAACCCGACGAGAAGGAGAAGAAAGAAGCAAAGTGCCCTGCTTGCGGTGCCCTGTGGCCCCGTGGTTCAGATACCTGCACGAACTGCGGGCATGTGCGTGAGCGTAAGAGTGCAGTCGTTTCTGTCCCAGGCCAGATGGAAGAACTGGGTTCCATGTCCCGCGATGACAAACAAGCGTGGTGGTCGATGGCGCAGTACAAAGTGCAGACAGGATCGTGGTCAGACAAACGTGCTCTTGCGAATTACAGGGAGCGCTACGGTGTGTGGCCCCGTGGTTTACATGAGAGGCCGCTGCTGCCGAGCAGGGAGTTTGAATCGTTTGCGATCAAGAGCATTCGTAAGTTTCTGAAAAGCAAGCGATGAACTTCCTAGACTTCTGCCGATTGCACGGCATCCTTATTGACCATCTCCCTCCCGTTGGCCTTTGGAGACGGTATCCCACTGAGGACAAACCCCGCCACAAGAACGGAGCAGTCAAGTGGATGCTTGACCACGGCTTCGTACAGAATCACGCCACAGAATTGAGCGTGAGTGTCTGGAAACCTGATGAGCCCGTAAAAATTAACAGGCGCGACCTAGCAGAACAGGCACACCGTGCGGCGCAGGACACAGCCCGCAGACAGGTAGAAGCGGCACGCAAAGCCGCTTGGATACTGCATCAGTGCCAGTATGCATCACATCCTTACCTAAAAGCCAAGGGCTTCCCTGACGAAGTTGGGAATGTTTGGGTTCGGGAAGGTGAGCATCTGTTGGTGATCCCCATGCGGATCGGCCAGAGGTTGGTGGGCGTCCAACTGATTGACTCCGAGGGCGGGAAGAAGTTTCTGTCGGGTCAGGTCACGGGCGGCGCGGAGTATGTGATAGATAACAAGGGTCCGAACTTCTTGTGCGAAGGGTACGCCACGGCCTTGAGCCTGCGCCTGATTTTGAAGAACTGGAAACGTCGCTATACGATTCACTGCTGCTTCAGTGCAGGTAACCTACTCAAAATCGCGCAGACCCTGCCAGGGGGCTACGTCATCGCAGACAACGATGCTTCAGGGACCGGGGAGCGGGTAGCCCGTGAGATAGGCTGGCCGTACTGGATGAGCGATCAGCTAGGTGACTGCAACGACCACCACCTACGGGAAGGACTGTTCCGCACGGGGCAGTCAGTCCTGCGGGCGCTCAAAATTTAGTGCTTCCCAGCACTCAAGGTAGGCATGTCCACCGTGAAAACCTCGGGGTGCTGCATCTCCAGATATGAGAGATGCCCCAAAATTTGCAGGCCGAGAGCCAGGACTTGCTCATCCCGGCCCACGGCATCTGATCGGATGGTGATCTGGTCACCCTCTTGTACGAGGGTGATGTTGACTACGGTGGTCAACGGCAGGTAGTGTTGCAGGTCCGGAAATGTCCCGTGCCCATGCAGCACTCGGTACAGTAGTACGTCTTCCCGTTGATGGTGTAGGTGAACGACCTGCACTCAGCTTGGGCAGCGGTGGCCCACAGCAGGGCAAGGGTGACGGCGATAGCTTTCATGGTGATCTCCTGTTTGCCGAAAGTGGCAGTGAATGTTGCCATGCCTTAGCGTGTAGTGCAACACTGTGAATTTTTACAGTGTTACTCAAAGAGTGCAGACTGCCTTTGGGCGTTCTCAATCCTTCTGCAGGCCGTACTGAAGTGCCTCTCATCAATTTCACACCCAGTGAACCTGCGGCCAGTGGTTACGCAGGCCACGCCAGTTGACCCGCTGCCCATGAACGGATCAAAAACCATCTGATCTGTGGCAACTTTTGCCATGTCAAGACACCATTGCATCAATGCAATTGGCTTCTGAGTAGGGTGAGCCACGGTCTTTCCGTCATTTTCGGCTTGTCTTGATGGAGGTGGGAACTGCTTTCGGAAAGCATACACACCGTGACCTCCTTTCATCCATCCAATTTCGCAGTCACTCAGCCAAGTACCGAAAAGATGGTCTGCTTTCTTGAGCCATACCAAAGTCGTTCCAACTGGTAGTCTTTGAGCATAGTGATTGCTGCCCCACAAAACTACACGAGGGAACGCAAGCCACGGCGAAGGGTCAAAGTCCGTTGAATCCCCTTGAATCACCCCCCAGTCACTTCGCCCCGCGCCGCGCTTCACATCCCCGCCACTGAAGCGAGTGCTATCAGTATCGTAAGCCATGCCATAAGGCGGGTCACTTATCAAAGCGTCAGCACAAACACCCTGCAGGTCTCGGTTATCACCAAAGTACAGAGTGGCAAGACCTATTTGTTCAACTTTCACTGCGCTACTCCAAAATGGTGGAAGTAGGAAACCGTTCGGCAATACCATGCCTAAGTCCACCGAAGTGAACTCAGGCGCATTCCAAATATGGAGCCAAGTGAGGTTTCCCTATTCGGATGGGAGTCTAGGCAACTGCTCCCACTTCCAGACTTTCCGCTGATGCCAGCGTCTGCAACGGCTCTGGAACCAACATCTCCGCTGCGGCCTAAGCTACAGGTTCCCCATTGGCGACCTACCCCTGCGCCTGCATCTTCTGTGCGCTCTCGCCCCAAGCCAGAACGTAGTAGGGTGGTGCAGACCGGCCTACATCGCACTGCGGGGCATCCACCCCTGCGACTTCCTCCGGTTACCCCGTGCCACCCAGAACCCGATAGACTCTTGAAGCATGGCACGACAGAAAAGCAAAAACCCTTATTGAGAGATACGGGCTTTAGGCTTGGCTGCCGCAACATGGTTGGTCACAACCCCTTCCATGCGCTTTGACGAAGCCCGCCCCCTCAATAAGGGTTCGGTTTCGCAGTTGTGTGCTGCTGACGGGTGCCACCCCGACAGGTGGACGGATTATAGGTCAGTCCTTTGAGTGGTGTCAAGCGTAAAAAAGCCCGCCGAAGCGGGCAGCGGTCACTTCTCAATTTTGGAGAGAAATTTATGCGCCTTGTATAGCCGTTCGTTGTCCATTCCGACGTTGCCGTGCTCAAGGACATGAAATTCTAGGGAGGCCATGACAGAGCGCAGATGCTGTTCCAGTTCATCGCGCTCGGCTCTTAGTTCTTTGAACGCGATGTTGTCGCGGGCGCGGGCCTGCTCCAGTTCGATCACGCGGTCGATTCCGTTGCGGGCGATATTAATTACGCCCTGAACACCAGTTTCCATAGGTTTCTCCTGTGTTTAAGGCCGCCGAAGCGGGCAGCGGTCCATAGGTCACTCCTCAGCCCGTGCGATAGCTGCGCGTGCGGCGTCTTCAACGGTGCTGGGGGACACGCCACCATACACACCCATACGCAGAGCGAGCTTTGCTACCTCCAACAGTTCCGCGTTCACTGTGCTCAGTCGGCGAAGTTCAGCAGCGGCTTTATACGCCACAACATCCCCAGCGTAATCAATGCCAAGGTCATCAGCCAGTCTCTCGGCTTTGGTTTGTTCAGTCATGTTCCCTCCTTAGGCATACGGGCAAAGAACCTCCCGCCCGTAAAAATTATGCGCCTCTCCGTGGTTCCGTCAACTTCGGGACAACCCTTAAACCGCACTTCCTCACCGTTCCTGACGGCTTCCCGTTCGGCGCGGGTCAGTCCACTGACACGGCGAGCACCCTTTTCAGCGCCCCATCGGGCGCAGCGGGCAGTGGTTGAATAGAGCATAGGTCAGTCCTCCACGGCGACAGCACCGAAGTAGTGCAATCCGCCGTCGCCCACGATTACGAAAAGCCTGTCCGGCTCGTTTCTGACTCGGCCCCGGATATCCTCTGCGCCTGCTGGCAGTGGCTCTCCGTCCAGAATCTCGGTGGCGTCAGTGTCGGCCAGCAGATCGGTCAGGGTGTTATAAACATCCCCCCGCTCACCGGGTTGAAATTGCCCAAAGCCCGAAGGGCAGCGGTTGATCGAAACGTATTGCCACATAGGTCAGTCCTCCAAAAGGGACCAAGCATCCTCTAGGGCGGCTTGGTGGTCTAGGTCTAGGTCATCCTCGATTTGCTCCAGCGCCCATCGAAGGGCGGCTTCGAGGTGCTCGATATGGGCACGGGTGAGCACGCGGGCACGGCGGGCTTCCCAGCGTTCGTCGGCTAGTTCTGAGGGGGTCAACGGGCGGTCAGGATCAAGGCAGGGGATTTCCATAGGTCAGTCCTTCAAGAAAGCCAAAATTTCACGCTCCAGCGCCGCAGTGGCAGGGGAGGTGCCAAGGCGAACGGTGCCGCCGGGGATATCCCGGTGATCCCACTGGCAGGGCCAGCATTTCACCCACACTGCGCCAAGTCGGTCCACCTCCAGCGCGAATGCGCCGGGATAGATTTCCTGTGCGCGGCTCAAGAATTCCACGTTTTGAACGTACATAGGTCAGTCCTTTGAAGTGGCGCGGGCGATGGCGGCACGGGCAGCATCACGCGCATTTGCGTTTTCGACTGACCCGTAAGGGTTGATATTCGCGGCCAGTCGCAATGCCTCCAACAGCGCAGGCGCGGCGGCAATCAATCGAGCGTTAGCTTCAGCCTGTTGAGCGTCACGTTTCCACAGTGCTTCAACACTTAGATTGTTTACAGTGCAGATATGCTGGTGATGGACGCCGGGGGAATGAATGTCGAATTGGCGGTGCGTCAGGCTATCGCCCACGTAATGCCACGGTCCAGGGGTATGCATAGGTCAGTCCTTTGAATCTGCAGGGCAACATGCCCCCATAGCCCCCGAGTGAGGGGCTATAGGTGCCGGTCAGTCCTTCCGCCATACGGGCATAGGCCACAATGCCCCGTGAGAATTTATAGAATAGCTGCACCCGTGGCCGTAGCCTAGACGTTCCAGGCGGGCGAACACCGCCGCACGGTAACGCGCTGCCCGTGGCGTGGAATGAAAAAGGGCATGATTGTGCGCGGCACAAAGCCCCCATACTGTGTGCCCTGCGGGCCACAATTTACCGTTCGATTTGCGTTGCATAGGTCAATCCTTCCGGCTGTTGAGCATGCGAGCGCATGCGGTATCGTAAATTTCACGGGCGTTTTCCGATAGCGTTTCCACGCTCAGGAAAGGCGACGGCTTGAAGCTGCGGCCCAGCTTGCACAGTCGCGCATACTCGCGGGACCATTGGCCCCCGTGGCAGTGGGCTAGGGCGAGATACCATGCTTCTGCGATGTCGAAACGGTCAAAATAGGGCATAGGTCAATCCTCAGTAAGGGGCGGTATCAGATAGACCCCATGCGATAGCATCATCGGGGTTCTGAAAAAACGGGCATCCTGCCATCGTGAACCATCGGTTCAGGGCGTCAACCCAAATTTCAGCGCGCCACCCCTCCAAGGGTGTTTTTGCTGCGGTAATTCTTGGCTTCACGGGTTCTCCAAAGCGCGCAGGGCGCGCAGCAGTGTCAGATAACCCCCAGCAGCGCCAGCAGCAGCGCCACTAGGGAAACGATAACGAGGGCTTTGTCTTCAGTGGTCATTCCGCCACCATCGCAACATTTCGCAAAATGTCCGAATGAGTAGAGTCATTCGGCGCGATCATTTCCCAATAGGTGGACTCGTCACCGGACCCGATGCGCGCAGCCCACGTGTGGAGGTTTGCGGTTTCGCACTCGATGACCATGAAGGTTTCAGAATCTACGCGGCGTGTCCAGTGTGCAGGGGGCAACACTTCCAGCAGGTGCCAGAACCGATCACGGGTAATCTGGCGGGCGGGTTCTCCATTGTTGCGGCGCATGGCCTCATAGCGGGCGGCGGTTTCAGCGTAGCTCATGCTGCCCCCTTCATTTCCAGGCCAAGCAACATGGCATGGATACGATCATGAAGATCACGCGCAGACATGTGATAACCGAAAGGGTCAGACACTGCGCCGCCATCGTTGACCATGCGGTGAAGGGCAAAGCCCCCATAAGCACAGTCTAGATGCCAGCATCCAAGCTGCGGGTGAAAACGACCATCGTCTCCCTTGGTGTAAGGTTCAACGGGTGAACCCGTGGCGCGGTTCAGGCGCGCGATGATGGCGTGTAGATCGGTCTTCGTGATTCGTGACATGATGGCTCTCCTGATGTTGCGATGGCCGATAGCTGGCTCATCCCATAGGGGCCGAAAGCCCCTAGGCGGATGAGTCAGTGAAAAAGTGTCTCGGCGTAAGGCTCTGCAAGGGCAAGGGCTGCAGTGTCTTCGTCTAGGGACGGGTAACGCTTGCACAAAGCCCGGACCTCATCAATGAAAGTGTCAGCTTCGTCGCCTTGCATGAAAACACCATCTGTGCCAGGTGCATCAATGGACACCCACGAAAACGGGGAGTTGATATCGACCGTGACACCACTAGCGCGCTGGCGCGCAGCAGCTTCACGGATAAATTTTGTTGCTCGTGTCATGGTGTCACCTCAGGCGAGAGCTTCGGAAACGCGGGACACTTCCCCGTGTTCTGCATCATCCCAAGGGGTGATAAACGCGCACGTTGCACCGGAGCGGGAATCGTACCGATCACAGCCCACGGACCGAAAGCCTAGGCCACTGTCCCGATTGACGCGGATCAAGGCGCCACGGGCGGATGAGGCCCGGACCTTGTGGCGGGTAACCCACGAATAGTTAGCTTCACCGCCGAAGGTGTCCGTGATTTCAACGAAAAAATTTTGCATGGTGGTTCTCATGTAGTGGTTAGGTTTACTCGTCGCCCGAGATACAAACGGCGTCCACCGGCAACGTAAGAACGACCGCGAAGCCCCTGGTTTCGTTGAAACCGGCGCGCCCTGCGGCGTCCAGCGCTTGCCAGGACGCATCAGCGTAGAACCACTCGGCGGTCTTTGGATCGCCAGCTTCCACGATTAGAAAAGCTTTCATGTTCGTTCCTTTGTAGAGCACTCCAACATAGAGCGCTTAGGGAGCATTGTGGTCCTTCCATGGCCCTTGTCACTAGGGACAAACCCTCATGTATAAACGTACAGTGCGAGCCCTGGGAAGTGGCCGGAGACCGCCCGCAACGAGCGTAGCGAGTAGCAGTCCTATTGCTTTCCTCCCCTGTTCCCCTATACTGTATAGAACCCCAGTAGGGAATACACCAATGAAACTGTCTCGAAAGACTCTAGAGAAAGCAGCCAAGGAACTACCCCCGAGTGCTTACCTCGGCAAAGCCGTTTCTGATGGCCTCACTACAAAACAGAGAAACTTCGCACGGGCTGTAGCTATGGGAGCCACCAAAGCCGACGCATTCCGGGCCAGCTATGACGCCACCAGTAAGCACACTTTAACCCGCCACCCGTACATTCTTATGCGTGACGAAAGAATCCAAAAAGAAATCGACGCTTACGCCCTGGCGATTGAAGCCGAGAAACACAGAACCCCTGCCGCGCTTCGCTCTTTGGTCATTAAAGGCTTGGTGGAAATAGCATTGAAGGATGACACCAAAGACGCTGTGCGCCTACAGGCTCTCAAGACTATTGGCCAGATCACGGAGGTTCATGCGTTCACCGAGCACAAGGAGACGCGGGTAATAACGTCCAGTGAGGATGCCCGAGCCCGTGTAATGTCTGAGCTACGGGGCCTCATTACTTCTAGCTCCACTGACGCGACCATCATCGAGGCAGACGCGGACTCACTGCTAGCAGAGCTTAGCGTTAAATTTAACGCTGCAGCCGAGGGAAACGAGACGGCGCCAGACGCAGACCCACCCACCGGGCACCCCCCCGATGGCGCAGCAGGAGTCCCGCGTCCTTAAACATACTATTCCACTCGAACCGTCCCTCATTCCACTCAAACCACCCCATGTCACTCACCGTTAAATTTAACGCTCCCCTGCCATTAAATTTAACGCTCGCCAGACCCCACCCCCTCGATCTGGCGACACCCCCCCGGTCAGTCTTTCTACAAAAAGTGGTGGGGGGTAGCAAAAATTTTGGGGCTAAATTTTGGTGCCGTTAAATTTAACGGATGACATAAACTGGTTTAACAAACGTGGCTAAGTCTATGATTTGTAAAGGTTTTTTGCTTGTTGTGGTGTTAAGGTGTGTGCTTGATGCTTAACGTGCCGTTAAATTTAACGGAAGTAAAGTAACGCTTTAAGAGTGTGCGCTAAGTTGTTGATTTGTAATGGAAAACGTCAAGAAGTGGCGCACGAAGAAGGTGTTGCAGAGTCCTCTGAGGAAGGTGTACGGGTCCAAGGAGGAGGTATTGGAGATGGGGATGACTGAGGCTCAGAAGGAAGTGTTTTTGGCTATAGATGTGTGGTGGTGCCGGTTTGGGTACGGGCCGAGCCTGAGGAATATTTGTGAGTTGCGGGGTAAGCCTGGGCTGGGGAGTACAAAGAAAATCGTAGATAGGTTGGTGAAGCTAGGTGCTTTGAAGAGGGTTGAGGGGATGGGAAGGTCTGTTCGTCCGACGTACATTTCATTCCGGGGGATGGAATGAAGTTAGATGATCTAGTGGCGAGTCTGTCTCCTGCGGATCAGGAGAAGCTGTTACAGCAGGTACAAGATTACAAGGATGCTGTGGACAGGGAGAAGTGTCAGAAGAGCTTCATGGCGTATGTGAAGAAGATGTGGCCGGGGTTTATTCATGGCCGACACCATGCGGTGATGGCTAAGAAGTTTGAGGAGATCGCGGAAGGTAAGTTGAAGAGGCTGATCATAAATTTGGGGCCTCGGCATACGAAGAGCCAGTTTGCTTCGTACTTGCTTCCAAGCTGGTTCCTTGGGAAGTTCCCGCACAAGAAAGTGATTCAGGCGTCGAACACTGCTGATCTGGCTGTAAATTTTGGCCGGCAGGTTCGTAACTTGGTTGGGTCTGAGGAGTACGCCAGAATTTTTCCTGGCGTTGCGCTACGGCAAGACTCAAAATCTGCTGGCCGATGGGCTACAAGCAAAAACGGTGAATACTTTGCTATCGGTGTCGGCGGCACGATGACTGGTAAGGGTGCTGACCTTCTTATCATTGACGACCCTCATTCAGAACAGGAAGCTGCTTTGGCCGCTGGCAGACCAGAGGTCTATGACTCTGTGTTTGAGTGGTACTCATCTGGCCCGCGTCAGCGTCTCCAACCGGGTGGGGCTATAGTAGTTGTTATGACCAGATGGTCCAAGTCGGACTTAACAGGCAGGATACTGAAGACCGCTGGCGAGTTAGGAAAAGAAGACGAGTGGGAAGTCATTGAACTCCCGGCGATCATGCCCTCGGGTAAACCTCTATGGCCTGAGTTTTGGTCGTATGAGGAGCTGTCTGCTCTAAGGGACGAACTCCCACCGGGTAAGTGGAACGCTCAGTACCAGCAAAATCCCACCGCCGAAGAAGGAGCTATTGTCAAAAGAGAGTGGTGGAAGATTTGGGAGAAGGAGAAGCCTCCTTCTTGTGAGTTCATCATCCAGTCTTGGGACACTGCTTTTACTAAAGGTGAAAGAAACGACTACTCTGCGTGTACTACGTGGGGTGTGTTCAACATGAACGAAGATGAAAATGACGTAAATATCATCTTGTTGGACTGTTTTCAGAAGCGGATGGAGTTCCCTGAACTAAAAGAAAAAGCACTTGCTCACTATAGAGAGTGGGAACCTGATGCTTTCATCGTGGAAGCTAAAGCAGCGGGTGCTCCGCTAATCTTTGAACTGCGGGCGATGGGCATTCCGGTGTCTGAATACACCCCAAGTAGAGGGAACGACAAGTTTGTCCGTATCAATTCTGTGGCAGACCTGTTCCAATCGGGTAAAGTCTGGGCTCCAGACACCCGGTGGGCTAGAGAACTCATCGAAAACATGGCCGCTTTCCCGAACGCACCCCATGATGACGATGTTGACAGTGCTGTTCAGGCTCTGATCCGCTTCCGGCAGGGTGGTTTCCTGCGTCTACAGACAGACGAACAGGACGAAATGCGGTCTTTCAAGCGCAAAGTCGCTTTCTACTAAGGATTTGATATGGCAACGAACATCTCTCCCGAAATGATGCCCCTTGACATGGGTGTTATGACCGAAGAACCGGCTCTGGAGATTGAAATTGAAGATCCTGAGAGCGTAAAAATTGGGATTGACGGGGTTGAGATTGAACTGATGCCGGAACCTGAGACGGCAGAGGAGTTTGACGCCAACCTTGCGGAGTACATGGACGAAGGGGAGCTTCAATCCCTGGCTTCTGAACTTATCGACCTCGTGGATGCGGACATCAACAGTCGCAAAGACTGGACAGAAATGTTTGTCAAGGGCCTAGAGGTTCTTGGCATGAAGTATGAGGAGCGTACTGAGCCGTGGAATGGGGCTTGTGGTGTTTACAGCCCTCTTCTGACGGAAGCCGCCATTAGGTTCCAATCAGAGATGATTACTGAGACGTTCCCGGCTCAAGGTCCGGTCAAGACGCAGATCATCGGAGCGATTGACCGACTGAAAGAAGAAGCAGCAGAGCGAGTTCGTGACGACATGAACTACATGCTGACCGAGCGGATGATTGACTACAGGTCCGAGCATGAGCGGATGCTGTACTCCCTTGGCCTTTCTGGTGCGGCTTTCAAGAAGATCTACCCAAATCCCAGTACGGAACTGCCTGCGGCCCCGTTTGTCCCGGCTGAAGACTTGATCATGCCTTACGGGGCGTCAAACGTATATACAGCCGAACGTGTGACTCATGTCATGCGCAAAACTGAGAACGAGATCAAGAAACTACAGGTAGCAGAGTTCTACAGGGACGTAGAACTGGGTGAGCCAGTCAGGTTTTTCACTGATATTGAGAAGAAAAAAGCCGAGGAGCAAGGGTATACCCTTACCGATGATGATCGGTATCAGGTATTGGAGATCCACGTAGACTGGGACATGCCGGGGTACGAAGATGAAGTTCCTTTGCCGTATGTGGTCACGGTCGAAAGAGGAACCAACACCGTCCTATCCATCCGGCGAAACTGGAACGAAGACGACGACAAGAAACTCAAGCGACAGCACTTCGTCCAGTACACGTACATTCCTGGATTCGGGGCTTATGGTCTGGGTTATATCCACCTCATCGGAGGATACGCAAGAGCCGGAACCTCCATCATCCGACAGTTGGTGGATGCTGGCACCCTGTCAAATTTGCCGGGTGGCTTGAAGTCCCGAGGGCTTCGGATCAAGGGAGACGACACGCCTATCGCTCCCGGCGAGTTCAGGGATGTGGACATTCCTTCGGGGAGTGTGCGTGACAACATCATGCCGCTTCCTTACAAGGAGCCAAGCCAAGTTCTCGCAGCTTTGCTTCAGCAGATTACGGAAGATGGACGCAGGCTTGCTGCAATTGCTGATCTCAAGATCAGTGATATGTCTGCCCAAGCTCCTGTTGGGACGACGCTGGCAATTTTGGAGCGGCAACTCAAGACAATGAGTGCCGTCCAAGCGCGGGTTCATGCATCTCTTCGCATGGAGTTCAAACTCCTGAAGGGGATAATTCGGGACTTTCTGCCAACCTCGTACCCGTACACCCCAGAAGGTGGTGATCGTGCGGTTAAACAAGCAGACTACGATCTCGTAGAGGTTATTCCTGTAAGTGATCCAAACGCAGCCACGATGGCGCAGCGGATCATGCAGTACCAAGCGGCGCTTCAGTTGGCCCAAGGTGCCCCACAAATTTACGACCTTCCTCAACTCCACAGGCAGATGCTGGAAGTTTTGGGGATCAAGAACGCAGAAAAATTGGTGCCTGTAGAGGACGATCAGAAGCCCCGAGATCCTGTGTCAGAGAACATGAGTTTCCTGACTGGTAAGCCTACAAAGGCGTTCATTTACCAAGATCATCAAGCGCACATCACGACTCACATGAGCATGATGCAAGACCCGATGATCATGCAAATGATGGGCCAGAACCCAATGGCGCAGCAGATGATGGGCGCAGTGATGGCTCACATCGCAGAGCACATGGCCTTTGCTTACAGGCAACAAATTGAGCAGCAGCTTGGCGTTCCAATGACAGCGCCGGATCAGGAGTTGGATGAGCAGACTGAAGTTCAGTTGTCTCGTCTGGTGGCACAAGCGGCTCAACAATTGCTTCAGAGCAACATGGGTAAAGCCCAGCAGCAGCAAGCCCAGCAACAGGCCCAAGATCCTGCATTGCAAATGGCTCAAGCTGAACTGCAGTTGAAGCAAGCCGAGATGCAGCGCAAGTCTCAAAACGATCAAATGGACTTCCAAATCGCGCAGCAAAAACTGCAGCTTGAAGCGCAACGCCTGCAACTTGAGGCCCAGAAAAATCAGGGGGAAGACCCCCGGCTAAAGGCTATGCGGGCGCAGCAGGAGTTGCAGCAGAAGGAACAAGTCCACCAACAAAAGATGAGGCAGCAGATTCAGTCCGATGCGATCAAAACTCGGCAGCAGATGATGCGTCAGCAAAAACCTCAAGCTAAGGAGTAAACATGACTACTGCGTTTGACGTAGTTATCAAAGAACTGGAAGAGCGCCGCGAAACCATCGCGCAGGCGCTTATCTCAGGTGCGGCAAAAGATTTTGCTGAGTACAAATTCATGACGGGTGAAATCCAGGGTCTTTCACGCGCTCATGCTTTCATAACCGACCTTGTGCGAAAGATGGAAAACGACGATGAGTGAACTACTCCTGAGCGACGGCCAAAACACAACCGTGTTGCCGCAAACTGATGAGGAAAAGGCCCGACAAGTGCCTGATCCGGTGACCTACCACTTGCTCTGCGTTCTGCCCAAAGCGGAAAAAGAATACGAAAGTGGGCTGGTCAAAGCAGGGCAGACCATGCACTTTGAAGAGGTAATGAGCCCGGTGCTGTATGTCGCCAAGATGGGACCAGACTGCTACAAAGATCCACTGCGCTTCCCCAGTGGGCCTTCGTGCAAAGTCGGTGACTTTGTGCTGGTTCGTCCCAATTCTGGTACGCGGCTAAAGATCCACGGCCAAGAGTTCCGCATCATCAACGACGATAGCGTTGAAGCGGTCGTGCAAGATCCCCGTGGCCTGAAGCGGGCATAAGGAGTAGAACATGGAATCTTTTAAGTTCCCCGATGAGGTGGAAAAAGAAAAGCCCGTCGAAGAAAAGCTGGAGATCGAGATCGAAGGAGACACCGAGATCGAGGTCGTAGACGATACGCCTGAAGCAGACCGTGGGCGCAAGCCCATGAAGGAAGCCCCTGCGGAGGTCACGGACGATGAGCTTGCTCAGTACTCCGAAGGGGTGAAGAAGCGCATCCAGCACTTCTCCAAGGGCTACCACGAAGAGCGCAGAGCCAAAGAATTGGCTTTGCGTGAGCGTGAAGAAGCAGTGCGCCTCGCTCAGAACCTCGTGGAAGAGAACAAACGCCTACAGGGCAGTTTGGGCCAGGGGCAGCAGGCTTTGCTTGAGCAAGCCAAGAAGGTTGTCCAAAACGAGTTGGATCAAGCCAAGCAAAAGTTCAAAGCCGCATATGAAGCGGGGGACTCTGATGCTTTGGTTGAGGCTCAAGAAGCAATGGCTGCTGCTAAATACAAAGCAGAGCGTGTCAATAATTTCAAGCCAGCAGTTGCACAACCACAAAATACTGTGGTACAACCCAATCCGCGACCGGAGCAAACTGTCCGAGTTGATTCCAAAGCCAAAGCGTGGCAAGACGCCAATTCTTGGTTTGGGGCCGATAAGGAAATGACTGCACTTGCTCTGGCAGTTCATCAAGACCTTGTGGAAAGCGGTGAAGACACAAACAGCGATGAGTACTACGAGAAGATCAATGCTCGTGTACGCAAGCGGTTCCCAGAAGCGTTTACCTCTGAGAAGCGTAAGTCGTCGGTTGTGGCTCCTGCCACGCGAAGCACAGCGCCTAGAAAGATCGTGCTGACGCAATCACAAGTTCAAATCGCCAAGCGGCTCGGACTGACAAATGAGCAGTACGCCCGTGCGGTAGCGGAAGAAATGAGGAAACAAAATGGCTGAACGTAATCCCCGTGAACTGGAAACCCGCGCTAAGGACGAAAGGCCCAAGCAGTGGATGGTTCCTGATGTGCTTCCCCATGTAAATGAGGAGCCTGGATATGCCATGCGCTGGATTCGTGTGAGTACCCTTGGTAACGCCGACCCGCGCAATGTTTCCATGAAAC